AGATGGAATAGCTGAACTTAGAAAAATTATTTCTGCAGGACAAGATGGTTCTATGGTTTTAGAAAATATGCCTTGCGATAATATTCCATTTGTAACTATCACTCCAATTCCAATGCCACATAGATTTTATGGTCGTTCAATATCTGAGTTAGTTGAAGACATACAATTAATGAAATCTACTGTTATGCGTCAGTTGTTAGACAATATGTATTTAACAAATAACAACAGAGTAGCGATCATGGATGGTATGGTTAATATGGATGATCTTTTAACGACTAGACCTGGTGGAGTAGTTAGAACGAAACAACCACCAAGCCAAGTGATGCAACCTTTACAAGCTCAACCGATTTCACAACAAGCCTTTCCAATGTTATCTTACTTAGATTCTGTAAGAGAGGCTAGAACTGGTATTACAAAGTCTGCTCAAGGTTTAGATGCAGATACATTAAATTCAAAAACTGCAACTGGTGTAAATACTTTGATGACGCAAACACAAATGCGTTCAGAATTGATTGCTAGAATATTTGCAGAAACAGGTGTTAAAGATTTATTTAGAAAAATATTTGAGCTTATGGTTAAGTATCAAGACAAAGAAAGAATTGTTATGCTTAACAATCAATATGTACCGGTAAGACCGACTGAATGGAAAGATAAATTTAATATTAATATTGTAGTAGGACTTGGAACTGGCTCTAAAGAACAACAAATCTTACTTTTAAACAACATCCTTGAACGACAACTTCAAGCCTTCCAATTACAAGGTGGAAAAGAGATGCCAATGGTTAGTTTAAAAAATATGTATAACACTTTATCGAAAATTATTGAGAACGCAGGTCTTAAAAATGTGGATAGCTACTTTGTTAATCCTGATATTGGTAAACAAATGATGCCTCCACCACAACCACCACCACTAACTCCAATTGAAAAAATTGAATTTACTAGAATTGATGCTGAGAATAAGAGAAAAATTGCTGATCTTGAGTTACAATACCAAGAACTACAACAAAAATCTCAAGAAATGGCTTTAGATTTTGAAGCTAAGATAAAAGAAATCGCTTTAAAATATAATACTCAGCTTGATACAGCAAAAATTAAAGCAGATGCTGACTTGGATAAGATGATGATGTCAAATCAATCCAAGATTCTTGAAAAAGCACAACAATCTGCTAATATGTTTACTAAACAGGTACAAGGATTAAATGGAAACCAAAGACCAGGTGAGGAGATCGGAAGAAATCAGCCGATCCAACCAAGCCAAACAGATATTGGAGAATAAAATTTTTGTAGAGGCAATAGATTCTCTAAAAAAACTTTATTCTGAAGCACTACTTGAAAAAACTGGTGCTAAAGAAAGTGATACCAGAGAAAAACTTTGGATTGCTTATAATGTTGTTGGAAAAGTTGAACAACATCTTCATACTGTAATCGAAACAGGGAAACTTGCAGAGAAACAGTTAGAAGATTTTAGAAAACAACAACTGCAAAAAAAATTTTAACCCATCGGTTAGAATAAATCAAAGCCAAGTCATAAGACAGCTTAACCAATAGGAGGACTAATGTCTGACTCAAACCCATTGTTGACTAATGCAACAATACAAGGTGCTGCAAAACACATTGAAGGTTTAATGGACTCTAAAGGAGTTATCAAAGAATCTACAAAGGAAGCAGAACCAGTTGAACCAAAAGTAGAAGCAAATGCTGAAGCTGAGGTTGAACAAAAAGTTGAAACTCAACCAGAGGAAACTCAGGAAGTTGAAACACAAGAAGAAGAAGCATCTATAGATGAGAATGCAATTGAAGAACAAGAAACCGATCTACACCAAGTAATTGTAAATGGTGAAAAGATTGATGTTGACCTTGAAGAATTAAAAGCAGGTTATCAAAAGGATGCCGACTATAGACGAAAAACTGAGGAAATAGCAATCGAAAAAAGAGAGCTAAAAGCCGAAGAAGATCGTCTGAAAAATCAGTATTCCACCAAGATGGATGATCTTAATTCATTAGTGGCGACTTTAAATGCTGAGATTAACAATGATATGAATTCCAAAGAGCTTGATAGACTTTGGGATGAAGATCCAACTGAAGCTGCAAGAGTTGATCGTAGGATTCAAAAAAGAAAACAAACGATACAACAAGCACAGCAAAAACTGAGAGAACATCAAGAATCTCAGTTCCAGGAAATATTAAAAGAAGAACAAAGAAAACTTCATTTAAGACATCCTGAAATTGCTGATCCTGTAAAGGGTACTACAGTTAAACAAAATATTGTGAACTACTTAAGTTCTAAAGGATTCTCTAATGAGGATGTTGCTAGAATTTATGACTCAAGATATTTTGATGTGATTATGGATGCGATGAACTATACGAAATCAAAATCAGTTAAACCTGGTTTAGTTTCTAAAAAAGTTAAGCCATCTAAATTTGTTAAATCTGGTGTTAAAACTACTAAGGAAGATACAGACAGAAAATCAAGGTTGGATAAACTGAAATCGTTGAAACGATCAGGAAATCCAAAAGATGCGACTGATTTGTTGATGCGTTATTTATAAACCAACAACCAAATAGGAGAAAAAAATGGCTGTTTATAAAACATACGACACAGTTGGCATAAGAGAAGATTTGGCAGATATTATTTATTCAATATCTCCAACTGAAACACCTTTTATGTCTGGAGTTGCTAAAACAAAAGCAACTAATACATCACACCAGTGGCAAACAGATGCGTTAGCTGATGTTGCTGCTAATGCTGCAGTTGAAGGTGCTAATATTACTTATGGTACACAATCTGCAACAACTAAAGAAACTAACTACACTCAGATTTCTACAAAAGCTGTTCAAGTATCAGGAACTAATGATGCTGTAACATCTGCTGGTAGAAACAATGAGTTAGCTTACCAAGTAGCTAAAGCTGCGAAAGAGTTAAAAAGAGATATGGAAACTGCTCTTTTATCTAACAATGCTAAAGTTGCTGGTGATGCTTCTACTGCAAGAGAATTAGGTGGAGTCCAAACTTGGATCGAAACTAATATTGATGCAGGTGCTGGTGGTTCAGGTGCTGGTAATGGTGCTGCAAGAACTGATGGTACTCAGAGAGCATTTACTGAGGATCAATTAAAATCAGTTCTAAGACAATGTTATGATGAAGGTGGAAATCCAAACATGATTATGGTTGGTGCTTTCAACAAACAAAAACTGTCTGGCTTTACTGGTGGTTCAACTAGATTTGACCAAGCAGAAGACAGAAGATTAGTTACATCTATTGATGTGTACGAAAGTGACTTTGGAACTTTACAAGTTGCTCCGAACAGATTTATTAGAGGTGCTAATGCGACTCCTGCTAAAGTTGGTCAAGATGCTCTAATTTTAGAGATGGACTACTGGGCAGTTTCTTTCTTAAGAGATTTCACTCTACAAACTCCAGCTCAGACTGCAGACGCAGATCAGAGATTTATGTTAGCTGAGTACACTCTTGAGTCAAGAAATGAAAAAGCAAGTGGTATGGTTACTGACCTTACAACTTCATAATAAATAATTTGTGGTGGGGGAGAAATCCCCCATCATATTCAATTAACAATTTTGTTTGGACTTTGAAGATTTCTTTGAATTCGGAACGAAGCAAATAAAAAGGATAAAAAATGAGAACACTAAACGATTATTTTATAACTGCTGAGATTGAAGATATTTCTACAGCTTCATCAACTTTTGTTGCTATCCCTGATGGTGGAAAAGTAGTTAAAATTTTAACTGCTTTACAAGGTGCTATTTCAGGTGCTAATGCAGCTGTTACTTTTGAAGTTGGTGGTACTGCTATGACTAACTCTGCGATTACTGTTACACACACAAGTTCTGCTGCAGGTGATGTAGATTCATCTGAGCCAAGTGCTGCTAATAGAGTTGAAGAAGGTGGAACTATCGAAATGATTACAGATGGTGGTTCAACTGGAACTGCAAAACTTCTTGTCACTTTTGTAATAAGAAGATAATATCAATTTTGGGGGGATCTTGCCTAGCGGTATTTCCCCCCTTCACTAATTTAAGGAGATTAAAATGGCTATTAATTATGCTTTAAGACCTGGAACAACACAAAAAGTTTCACCATCAGGTTCATCTGCTGCAACTGCAACTGCATTTG